GTAAAGAACCTCCGTTAGAAATAACGGGGGTTTTTTATTGCCTAATGAATTTGCAAGCATTAAGTATTCTTTCTGATATTAAAACTAATTAGTGTATGGCCGTCCCTACCTTAACTCCCGCCAGCACTTTAAGTGCTATTGTACTTCCTTCTGTCGGAACATTGGGGGATGTAGTTGCCACCTTGCCGCTTGGCATTTATTCCACTTCTGCGGCTTTTATATCCGGAGCCACAGATCAAGTTGCTTTTGTATATAAAAAGCTTGGTGGAGATATTTTAGATATTGAACTGACAACTGGAAATGTTTATGCTGCTTATGAAGAATCAGTATTAGAATACTCATATATCGTCAATTTGCATCAAGCAACAAACGCACTCCCATCTTATCTTGGCAAGACAACCGGCACATTTAATCATGATGGTGAATTAGTTTCTGGTTCTGCCTTATATACAGCTTTAAGCGGCAATAGAGTCGAACTAGCCTATCCAAAATATTCTCTAGACTTTGTGAGGAATATAGGCAGAGCATTTGCTGTAGAGGGTGGATTGTCGTCTAATGACCCAATTTACTCTGCATCATTAGATACTGTTGATACTCAACAGGATTATAATTTACAGGACATAATTGAATCTGCATCTGTCAACAATATAGACGCAGCCACCGGGGGGCCCGTACCATATGCAGGAAAACTAGGAAACAAGCGAGCAATCATAAGAAGGGTCTTTTATAAAACCCCAGCAGCAATGTGGAGATTTTTTGGATATTATGGTGGGCTGAATACAGTTGGCAATCTATCTTCATATGGACAATACGCCGATGATTCAACTTTTGAGGTCATTCCGGTGTGGCAAAATAAGTTACAAGCCATGGCCTATGAAACATCGATTTATACAAGAAACTCTCATTATTCTTTTGAGATTAAGAATAACATGTTGAGATTATTTCCAGTACCAAGCACCGTAACGCCGGCTAATTTCTGGGTTGAGTTTACAATACCAACGGATCCGTGGACCGAAAACGATACAGGTATGGATACGGGCGTACATGGAATCAACAACATGAATACGTTGCCATTTGCTAATATTCCATATGAAAGTATTAACTCAATTGGCAAACAATGGATTAGAAGATATGCCTTGGTACTGTGTAAAGAAACATTAGGCCAAGTTAGATCTAAATTTAACACAATCCCAATTCCCGGCGAAACAGTTACTTTAAATGGTACTGCATTATTATCAGAAGCGGCAACAGAAAAGAAAGAACTGAGAGATGAATTGAAGACAATTCTGGCAGAAATGATATACCCCAAAATAGTTGAACAACAAGCTGTGCTATCAGATAATTTGCAGAAAATTGAACAAAAAATTCCTTCATTAGTATTTGTGGGGTAATCGATGCAAAGGCCAATTGATCCAAAAACATTTACCATTCCTTTGTCTCCTTCTAAAGTAGAAACAATAGATTTTGCTGTTTATGATTGGCTAAATGATAGAATAAATGTCAACTTGGAAACACATGAAGGATACAAAAAAGTACCTATCATATGGACTTCTGCGGAAAGATCGTTTCAGATTAAGAACAATAAAGACATAAGAGATAGTGGTGGAAGATTAATATTGCCACTAATTTCTGTAGAAAGAACGGCAACTTCTCCAGCGGCAAATTTTAGAGGCAAATATCAAGCCTCCATTCCTACAAACAAGAATTACTACAATGGTCACGGAGTTATAGGAATTGATGCGTTAATTCAGCAGGCAAAAACATCACAATTTGCAAATGCAGACTCCTTTAGGGAATCACAGGATTTTAACCGAAGAAACAAAAATAAAAAGATAGTTTATGAAATTGTAACTGCCCCAATACCGGTACACATTAAGTGTTCATATTCAGTAACTCTTAAAAGCTATTACTTAGAGCAGATGAACAGCATGATAACCCAGTTTATTGCAGTTAATGGTCAATCAAGAATCTTTTCAATTCGAAGAGAAGGACATTCATATGAATTGCTTTATCCGACCGATTCTATTATATCAATGACAAACAACATAAAGAACATGGCAGACAATGAGAGATTATATATGTCAGAACTAAAGTTTGATGTTCTTGGGTATATTTTTAATGATAACGAACAGAGTGATACTCCCAAGATTATCATTAGGGAAACAGTAGTGGAGTTTAAGCTTCCAAGAGAAACGGTTATTATTAACACTCTTAAATAAAAAAAGAGAGGATTTTTGCGATTCTATAGACTATTTACTACCAGATATTAAATTAATCATTTAATCGTTAAAGGAGTTTATACCACATGACTGCAAAAGGATACCGCTTTCTTTCTCCCGGCATCTACATTAGCGAAGTAGACAAGTCCATCATCCCAGCCGATGAAGTTGGTATTGGTCCAATTATTATAGGCAGATCAGAACACGGCCCCTCAATGCGCCCGGTACAAGTTGCTTCTTATAGTGATTTCGTACAAGTCTTTGGCGAACCAGTTCCCGGCAACATCGGCGGCGACGTTTGGAGAACAGGAAATTATACTGCCCCAACATACGCAGCATACGCCGCACAGGCTTATTTAAACGCCAGCGTTGGCCCAATAAACTTTTTCCGTATTACCGGAAAACAAGACACGGCCGCTACAGCGGCAGGCAAAGCCGGCTGGCAAACAACAGTCGCCACCGCTAACGCAACAGTTGCCTCCAACGGTGGAGCATATGGATTGTTTGTTATTGCCTCTGGCTCTTCAACAAGCGGTTTAACAGGAACGCTGGCAGCAGTATGGTATATTAATGAAGGAGGTTCAATTGTCCTCACAGGTTCGCAAAGAAGCACAGGAACACAAGTAACTGGAAGTGCCATATTGGTATCTTCTACTGGCGATAACGCAGAATTTAAAGCAATCGTTAAGACCGCCGCAGGCGCAGCCATAATGACAAGTTCATTTAACTTTGAGCCTTCGTCCGATATCTACATCAGAAAAGTATTCAACACAAACCCAATTTTCGTAAATAGCACAGTAACGACCACAACGAACCTTGAAAAATACTGGCTCGGTGAATCGTTCGACAGATCAATACAAGAAACAGTTGGAACATCATTAACTGCCGGTAATCAATTTGGTGTTATCGTTGCTCTTCAAAGCGGCTCTGTAAACAAGGGCAGCATGAGATTTGAATCACAAGCTGCCGAATCTGGATGGTTTATATCACAAGATCTTGGCACAACACCCGCAAGCTACGACCCTGTTAATATGGCACAACTATTCAAGCTTGTGTCGCTAGACGAAGGCGAGTGGACTCAGAAGAACATCAAGGTGTCTATCACAGATATCAAAGCTGCACCAAATCCAGATATATATTCATATGGTTCTTTCACGATTCAAATTAGATTAGCCTCGGACTTGGACAAAGCAGTTCAAGTTATTGAGACATTTAGTGGCCTCACCCTTGATCCAAATGCAGAAACTTATATCGCTAGAAGAATCGGAGATAGATCCTATTCTTGGGATTCTGTTGACAAACAACTCAATGAAAATGGCTCCTACCCCAATAGATCAAAGTATGTTCGCGTTGTAATGAACGAGGACGTTGATGCCGGTGCTACTGACACCAGATATCTTCCATTCGGCGTTCTTGGTGGTCGCCAGTTCAAGGGCTTTGCTCTGCATTCTGGTAGCTCTTATGCTTCCAACTTTGGCTCAAATGCTTCGGCATCTGCACAATTTGCACAAGCATTCGTAAAAGCAAATGACGGAATTGCAGAATCAAAGGGAACAGCAGCGTTATTCGTTGATGTAGGAAACGTCGCATTCACTGGATCCTTCGTATTCCCATCATATGCACAACGTGCTGATTACACAGATCATGGCGGTCGTGTCATAAAGAAAGCATATTTCGGAGCAGATTTTCAAGTATCTGACACAAGCACCAATTTTGATTTTGGAGTTTCCGATCTTGCTTACCCGCTTCCATCGGATTATGATACGTTCGATTCAACATCTTCTGCAACACAATACTCTTACAAGTTCTCACTTGATGACTTGATTGTTACCAAAGATGCTAGCGGAAATGTAACCGGCGTTTCTTATACTTCTGGTGCAAGAGTGGCCGGAACTTCTATCACTGCCGTTTCTGGTGGCTATACTCAAGTTCTTTCGTCAAGTCTCGCACCAAAGTTTAACGTTGCAATGTACGGTGGGTTTGATGGTTTTGATATAACCGATAAAGAACCAATTATCAATAATACAATATTGACAAGTGGAGCGACGGAAACAAACAACTATGCATTCCATTCTCTACAAAGAGCATTGGACACTATTGACGATGTTGACTTTGTTGAGTGCAACCTTATAGCAATGCCCGGCGTCACAAACACCACTCTAACAGAAAATCTCATAGAGGTTTGCGAGGATAGAACTGATTGTTTGGGCATCATTGATATACAACATGATTACAAGCCAATTTATGAAGATGTGTCGCTTGATGCAGATTCTAGAAGACCAGATCCACAGCAAGCCGCCGATGTGCTCGTTGATAGAAATATCAATTCAAGCTACGGTTGTGCGTTCTACCCCGCCGTTCGTATTCAAGATGAGGCAACTTCACAACAATTGTTTGTGCCTTCATCAGTAATTGCGCTTGGCACCCTTGCAAGCTCAGAAGCGGCTTCGGCCGTATGGTTCTCGCCAGCAGGATTCGTTCGTGGCGGAATTACAGATGGTGCAGCAGGATTAAATGTTGTTGGAATTTCCTATAGATTAAACTCATCTGAAAGAGACACATTATATGAAGCCAATATCAATCCAATTGCTTCATTCCCATCAGAGGGCTTGGTTGTATTTGGACAAAAGACTCTTCAGATTACACCATCTGCCCTTGATAGAATCAACGTTCGTAGATTGATGATACATGTCAAGAGAGAGATTACAAAGATTTCAAGAAGTATTTTGTTTGAGCAAAATGTTAATTCTACTTGGAAAAAATTCAAGAATAAAGCAGAAACATTCCTAGGCGGTGTAGCAGCCAAAGGCGGAATAGTAGAATACTTAGTTGTGTTAGATGAAACAACTACTACGCCAGATTTAATTGATAGAAACATAATGTATGCAAAAGTATATATTAAGCCAGCAAGAGCAATAGAATTTATCGCACTTGACTTTATTATCACTCGTTCCGGTGCAACTTTAGGAACTTAATACTATGTATATAGTAAGGGAGAATTAGTAAAATGCCATTCTGGACAGCAAGCGATGCAATAACCCACGATCCAAAGAGAGTATCTAGATTTAAAGTAGAAATAGCATCTTTAAACAATGAAGGTACGGTTTGGTACGCTAAATCTTTTTCTAAGCCATCAGCAGAGATTAAAGCAACAACACATAGATATTTAAATCACAGCTTTAACTATCCCGGTTCTGTTACATGGTCAGATGTTACAATTGAACTAATAGACCCAACAGATCCAATTGATGCTGCTGGTTCTCTAGCCCAAATATTGACAGCAATGGGTTATGATATACCAAAAGATGGCGTTGATTTGGTGAATATTTCTAAAAGAAAATCCGTGGCGGCTCTTGGAGATATTAGCGTAAGCCAGATTGATGACGGAGGCGAGGAGATAGAAGAGTGGAGTTTGAAACAAGCTTTTGTTACAAAGATTGAATGGGGTTCATATAAGTACGATGGTGACGATTTGGATGTTCTTAAGCTGACAGTCAAATATGATTGGGCTGAATGCACAATCAGCCGTACGACCCTCTCGGACGCCGTAAGCCCAGTCGCCGCCGACGCCATCACCAATAGCCCATTCTTTAGCAAGATAGGTTCAAAGATAGTCCTGGCTTAGCAAGTAGAAATTTTAACAAACACATAGAGGTGTATATTGCGTAATAACGGTGATAGATTTTCAAATACACCGGATGTTCAACACGATCAATCAGTTCCAAGCATGACAGCATTAGAGTTTGTCGTACCAACCGATTATGTTGAGTTGCCATCTGGTGGCGTATTTTACCCTGTTGGCCACATATTGCATGGTCAACAGCAAGTAGAAATTAAACACATGACAGCAAAAGAAGAAGACTTATTGACTTCTCAGACCCTTATCAAAAAGGGAATTGCTGTTGACAAAATGCTTCAAAGCGTTCTTATGGACAAAAGGCTCAACGTTGATTCCTTGTTATCTTGTGATCGATCTGCATTAATGATTGCTACGAGAGTTACGGGCTACGGCGATGATTATGCTTTTTCCCTAAATTGTCCTTCTTGCGGTGCAAAAAACGATGTTCACTACAAATTAAGCAATTCAGTTGTCAACAACGGCAAGCAACACGAAGAAGGAGAAGTTGAATATCTTCCGGATGATGGCACATTTGTTGTGACTCTTCCAAAAACTGGTTATAGAGTTCAAATGCGATTACTTTCTGGAAAAGATGAAAGAACTTTATTTGAGCTAAACGACAACAGAAAAAGAAAGAATCTCCCAGAAGCTGCCGCAACAGATCAGCTTAGAATGTCGATTGTTTCCGTTAATGGAATCACCGATCCGCAAACATTGGATAGATTTATTTCTACTGTAAGAGCAATGGATGCAAAACTGTTAAGAACGATGTATAGAAAGGTTTCTCCATCTCTGGAGATGAAGCATGACTTTTCATGTTCTTCTTGCTCATTCTCTCAGGAGGTCGATATCCCGTTGACGGCAGAGTTCTTTTGGCCTAAGTGATAAATATATGGTAGGAGTTTATGAAAACTTCTTCTATATGAAATATTATAGTGGCTGGAGTTTCACGGAATTCTATAACTTGCCAATTGGTCTTAGAAGCTGGTTTATTAAAAAACTCTCAGATCAAATAGAGAAAGAGAATAAACAATCAGAAGAAGCATCATCTGGAGGTAAAACAAACTTTTCCAGCATGCCACTTCCACCAAGACCCAAATAAAATCAAGACGTAAAAAAATGCAGGACATAAGTTCTGCATTTTTTATTTTTAACCTATTTATATTATGGCCGAACCAGTAGCACCACCAGCACCACCAGCACCACCAGCAGCACCAGCACCACCAGCAGCACCATCCC